CGTCAGATACAGATAAGGGCGCTGTTGTTGAGTTTGAAAAGCCAGGAGGCGGGACATATAGGTCACATTTTTTCCCTGGGTATTTGTACGGTAAGGAACATTTTGAATGGTCAAAAGAGAAGTGGCCAGAAAAAGAAAAACCCAAGCCAAAGACGAAAAAGCTATCTTCTGTCATTGATGATCTAAATGCTAAAAATTGGCCGCCGCCAGATCCCGAAGACAATTTTGAAACAATGCCAGAGCCCACACCAGCTCCAGAGCTGCATCCAGGCATTGCTAAGTGGGAGGAGAAGTATGGCGCGGTAGCAGAGAAGCAGGAGAAGGTTGGCGATCAGCTTGTTTTCTTTTTGCCCAAGATGGGGCGCTGGTATGTGCGCGATGCGGAGGGCAAGAACTATGCTTCGGAGGGAAGCTATGAGGACGCAAAAGCAAAGGCACTCGCTAACGCAAGCGATCTCCCAGAGCCAGAGCCAACACCAGCACCAGAGCCAGAGACGGAGGACAACTTTGACACCATGCCCGAAGCGGAGGAAGAGCCAGCACCAGCTACGAAGCCAGTGAGCGAGTATAAATACACTTTAAATTCTTGGGTCCACCCAAGGACAGGTCAAGAACGCTTTTATTTGAATGGCCATAAGAATCGGAAAGCTGGCAAGATATGGATAGAGGAAGGGCGAGGCGGTGTTATTACCGTCAAAAACAAGGTGTATTCAAAGAAAGATAAAGATAAATATTTATCAGTGGCTAAAGAATATGTATCTGAGATGTTGCAAGAGCGTTTTGGCAATATTGAAAATGTATCTTTTGCTTCTCTTCGGGACAAAATAAACCATGATGCCGCGTTAGGCGAAGAGCCTAAAAAGTCAGATGATAATTTTGACACTATGCCCGAGGTTGGATCTTCCCCAAGCGTAGATGAAAAAATGCGCGATGCTGGTTATGTGCCTTTGGCACTAAAAGACACCAATAATATACTTGTCACAAGGTGGGTTAAGCCCGCAACGCGATCTATGTATGAAGACAGAGAAAGCGAATATTGGGATCCAACAAAAGAGAAAAAGAATAAGCAAAGAGGCGCGGGTGGCGGGGGTGTTGTGATAGTTGAGGACAACGAAGATCGCGTAGAGATTGAGGACAACGAAGGTTTTAAAGAAGAGGGCGGCGCAAAGCCTTCGGAGACAACAGACACGACGCCAGAACCTAAATGGAAATTAGATGCGTTTGATTATGGCGAGTTGATAGAGATAGAGCGTTTTAAAGTTTCCGAAAACAAGCCCCCTAATTTTTTAGGCTTGGACACTTCCAAGTTTCAATTTGAGGAAATTCAAAGCGGGAGATGGAAGAATTACGAACCCGTTCGCGCTTCGTTGCCAAAGGATTATAAGTCTGCGGATGAGCTAAACGATTTACAATTCTTGGAGCATGTTGGTTTTTGGGACGCCTTTTCCCCTGGGGGAAAAGAAGAGGATAAAATATGGAAGCGTAATTTTTTCACCAGCCAGTTGCACGCTGATAAGCCCTATGAAGATCTTTCCAACAAACAGCAATTATATGTAGCGCCCGCTATACGCGATTTAACAGCATGTGGACGAACTTAAATTATTATGAACGGGAACGCTTTTGGGAAACATTTGTAAATGACGATCAACAAGTTAAGATCGGAAAGTTTACAACAGCAAAGCACGAAGATGCTGAAATGGATGTCCCTGAAGGCATGGAAAAGTTTTCTGCACAAGAATACAAGTTCAACGACTATCAGAAAAAGACTATCAACTTTGCATTTAAGCACGCCCCGAGGGCTCTGTGGGCTCTTGAAATGGGCTTAGGAAAAACAATGATGGGCTTGGCGCTTTATCACAAGTGCAGAGAAACAAAAGAATGTGATTCTCTTTTGATCACAGCTCCGAAGTCTGCGCACGGCGCTTGGAAAGAGCATTTCCGAGATTTTTCCGACGCAAAGGCTTTGGTTGTTACAGGACAAACAAAAAAGAAACGCTTAGAGGCTTACGAGAAATTTAAAAGCGGCGAGGCCGAAGCCTTAGTGATAACGCCGGAGACATTGGTAAAGCGTTTTAAGACAATAGATCCCGTTAAAGATATCGAAAAACTAAAAGCGGCGGTGGAAAATTGCGAGATCGTTACACCAGCGGGAGAATATCAGCTTAAAGACGGGGAATGGTATAAGGGCGAAAAGCGTGTTTTGCTGGATGATATAATAAAGAGCTATAATGAACTGCTTTCCAAAAAGAAAAAGTTTGAGTGGCTACCCCCTGATTCCGATTATGTGATTTTGAAAACAATCACCGAAGAGCGCAAAGAGAAAATTTTAAGAATTGCCGACGAGGTGCATATGTTCAAAAACCCAGAAGCCGCCAGAAGTCAGGCTTTTTGGGATGTAATGACACGCCCAGAAGGCCGCATGGTAGGCATGACAGGAACACCAAAGCCAAACGGTGCGGCTGATTTTTATAATGTTTGTGATGCGATTAAGCCTGGATCTATGGGCGAATCTTTGCAGGAGTTTGCTGAGGATTACGCCTATCAAGGGAGCGGATATAACAACACTGTCAATATTCTAGGTTTGCGCCCAGAGAAGCTAGGCGAGATGTATAAGGCTTCTGCGGATTTTATGATTGCGAAAGCTATGGCCGATGATGATGTGGATATCGTTATGCCAGAGCGCAAGGATTTAGCACCGAGAATCCCAACGGATGATGTGCAAGATGAGCTTATGCAGAAGATGATTTACTACATGGAGCTGAAGGCAAAGGCCCGCGAAGAGCTTCGCCCTACGTTTCACGACCCAGACCCATATTCACCAGCGCAGGCAGAGCTTGAAGCCGCAATGGACGACGACAACCCCGATCCGATTGCCCGCTGTGCTGCCAGAATCGCGCCTGTGAACTCAAACGTGGCGTTGCTTCGGTATGTTCAGCTAGGCATAGATCCGCGAATCTTAGAATCGCGTTTGGAGGGCTACGAAAACACAATGATGTCGGACATGCCAGACTATGAGAGTCCTAAAATGGCAGCTTGTGTGGATGCCACGATCCAGCATTTAACGCAAAATCCAGATAAAGGGGCGGTGGTATTTTCCGAATACACGGGAGCCATTGATGCCGCAAAAAAAGCGTTTATGAAGCGTGGAATAAAGGAAAGCGAGATCGCGATCTGGACAGGTGCTACATCTAACAAAGCTAGGGAAGACGCGGCAGACGGGATCAACAGCGGAAAATATAAAGTGCTTTTGGGAAATTCTAAGGCGCTACAAACTGGCGCAAATTTGCAGAAAAGGGCTAACTTTGTTGTCCACCTAAATACGCCGTGGGCTCCAGATGTGCTATCGCAATCTACAGCGCGTGTGAATCGACGAGGGCAAGAATCCAACGTGATAGTTTTTCGGCCCACAGGAACACACGTTGAGGAGCTTGTTGAGGCTTCGGTTTCCCGTAAAATTCTGCAAAGCTCACAACTGATAGGTAAGAAAACAGATGCAGATGATGCCTTGGCTATCTCTATGCGAAAACCAGGAAAAGCAGATTTAACCAAAGAGGCTATTGCAGAGCTGATAGGGGTTGATCCCAGTATCTTTATGGCTGCGGGTGAACTACCGGACGACCCCGAAGAAATAGCGGAGAAAAAGAAAACAGCGATAAAGTCTTTGGTGCCACCTGATCGCACCGAGGGGCATTTTAGGTACACAGAATTGATCAAGGTTTTGGCTGAAAGCGGTGTGACGGCATGGAAGTGAAAGAAGCTATAAATTTGTTATTGGCCCTTTGTCCAGTGAATGGGGTTTTACCTACTGGAATTGATTTGCAAACAAGAAAGGTTTTGGTGCTTGCTTTGCATGATCATATTTCTAAAGACAGCGGTTTTATGCCCCAATGGTTAGACGATGAATATAAGAGTGTCCCAATAGGAGAGATCAGGGCAAAAAATAGGGATGATGTTGTAAAGGCTTATTTGGGAAGTATTTCTGAGTTAGGCGGTGGAAAAAATGGCGTGGTATAATTTTTGGAAAAAAGGGCCCTCACCAGGGCTTGAGTCTATGGCCAAGGGCATTGCTACGGAAAAGGAGCGGTTGCCAGCCCTTGAGTCGTGGGACATAAATCCTTCTGATTTAAGGGCCTCGTATTCAGAGATCGAGGTGGGCCAATCTTCTCACCCAGGGACGGCGGGGCTTGATTTTCAGACTTTGAGATCTATGGCGCGGGTTCCTGTAATTTCCGCAATTATTCAGACACGCATAAACCAAGTTGCGGAGTTCGCAACGCCTTGCAAAGATCCGTACTCTATTGGTTATCGCATACGCCTACGTGATGCGGACGAACAGCCGACACCAAAACAAAAAAAGGAAATGCGAGAGCTTTCGAGGTGGGTGCAAACGTGCGGTGATCCTCGAATCCCAGGCGCTACCAACTTTGAACATTTTTTGCGGATGGTTCTTCGTGACTCTTTAATTTTTGACCAAGCGTGCTTTGAGGTGGTTAAAACCAAAGGCGGCAACGTGGCGGGTTTTGTTGCGGTTGATGCAAGCACGATCAGAAGAGCCAAGGCAACTGAGCCAGAGAGAAGGAAAGGCCGAAGAAACGCAACCTCAAACTCTTTTGTCCAAGTGCTCAACAACAAGGTTGTTGCAAAATTCGACGATGACGAGCTTTGTTTTGGGATCAGAAGGCCCCGATCTTGGATGAGTGTTTCGGGCTACGGATACCCAGAGTTGGAAGAGTTGATCAACGTGGTTACAAACCTAGTCAACGCAGAATCTTTCAACGCTGCGAACTTCACGCACGGGATGCACGTAGCGGGTATTCTCGCAGTGAAAAGCAAGATGAACCCGTCTTTGTTCCGGTCTTTTCGGCGTGAGTTTTACGCGATGCTGAGTGGGGCGCATAACGCCAAAAAGACACCCATAATCCAGCTAGATCCAGAGAATAAAGAAGAGCTGCAAAGTGTCAATATGTCCAATAATAACAAGGACATGGAGTTCTCGCAGTGGATCAGTTGGTTGCTTAAAATATCATGTACAATCTATTCAATGGACCCCGCCGAAATCTCGTTCGTTTACGGATCCGAGGGGCAGAGCCATAGCTTGAATGAAAAATCACCGATGGATCGGGTTTTGGCATCCAAAGAACGGGGCTTGCGTCCCTTGATCAGATCGGTTGAACGGTGGATGAATGAGTTCATTATCCAAAAAGCGTATCCTGATTATTGCATCGAGTTTGCGGGATTCGACGCACGAACCGAAGATGCAAAACTCGAATTTGATATCAAGACCGTAAAGAGCTTTCGGACCATTAACGAAGTCAGGGCCATTTATGATCTAAAGCCGATAGATAGCCCCGTGGCTGATATGATATTAGATCCCACTTATATAAACACCGCGTGGCAAATGTCCGTTGCCGCTGAAGGCGAGGAGGGAGGAGAAGGCGAAGAGGCAGCTTCTCCCCCAGGCGGCGGGTTTGACCTAGACTCGATCATGGGTGGCGGTGGGTACGGTGGTGATGAGGAGGAGCTTGATCAAGAAATTGAAAAAGCATTGCGTCAAGTTTCCGTGGAAGTGATGGAGTGAAAGAATGAGCGAAGGAATAAAAGCTGCGGCCAAGCCCCCAAAGGGTTTTACGTCCACACCTAACAGCAAAGTCGGAAGCTATCGCAAGCGCATGGCCAACGGTGGATACGTTTATTGGACACCTGGAAAAGATGGCAAAGGTAGATTTTCCACCGAAAAAGAAAAGCAGGATACTTCCACCTTCAAGGATATTGTGCTTGCGGCGTTGGATGAGATCTTGCCACCAGAAAAGAAAAATTTGCGTGTCAAGTTTGCTGATTTACTGGACAAGGAAGAAACCAGCGAAAAGAGCACGAAGCCGAAGGCCGAAAGCGTTCCCGATGGGGGCGTTGAGAGCCCCGATTCTGCGCAAGAGGAAAAGCATCCAGAACCAAAAAAGAACACGAAGCTAAGGGAAGAGCTGGACAAGGAGAAGGCAGAGCTAAAGCACAAGGTTGATGAACTGGAGATGGGGCGAGACTTGAAAAACGTCAAGGCCGCTTCCGGCGCGGTTGCGAAATTGATCACAAGCGAAAAGGACGATCAAAACATAAAACAGGCTGAAGAGGCTGTAATGAAGCGTTGGGGTAAAGACTCCGACGCGGAGAGCACAAAAAAAGGATTGTTCCAGGCTTTGGTTGACGAGCTTTTGAAAGCCCGTGCGTCGAAAAGAGAGGGCTAAAAATGAAACTGATTTTAACAGAAAGCTATCTTGGCGAGTTCGATCAAAAGCCGGATTTGTTGAAAGAGAGAGCCATAAACGCGGCGTCAAAAGCCGTTTCTTCTCTTTTGCAAAAATCGTTTTCTGCATCTTGCAGCCATGACGTGTTGCAGAAGGCGTCAAGTGATGCGAGGGGCGGGCAAGTTGACGCGCTAGATCGCATCACAGATCGTGTCACGGAACTTTATGCGAGAAGGATCGAGAGGATGAAAATAGATCTGGTTGAGGCGGTGAAGACTCGATGAAGGCTAAGATCTTAGCGTCTAGTATTGATGAACTTGTAAAAGCTCACCACGATGCTTTTGTTGTTGAGCTTTTGGGGGCAGAAGGTTCGGGCCTATCGGTGAAGCGTGTGCAGGAGCTTGTCAAGATGGGCGTGTTAGATCCTCAAAAGGTTTCGGGCTGGATGATCCCAGGCATGAAAAACGATATGGATATGTTCGTTTTTACCCGCTTGATGTCCAAGGTGATTGATGACACGTCGCCGGAAACACAACATGAGCTTAGAGATTGGACGTTAGATCAATGGAAAGAGGCCATTGACGATAACTTTGAAAAGTACACCGTTGAGAGAGGCCCCGAAACAGGAACAGTGCAATTTGGTCAGATCGAAAAGCCGCGTGTCCCTTCCGATTCGACACCGCACGCGGTGCCTTTAGATCCAGACGCAGCGCCGGAATGGATGGGGAATGCAGAGCGCCACGCATATTATGAAGCGAGGACCAGATCGGGACAATTCGCACGCCACCTTGGTGATGTGATCTCCGAGGATTTGCAAAACCTTGTGCGAGAGACTTGGCAAGAAGAAGACATAGTGACAGAGGCCGATGCAGAGCTTAGGCAGGAGCGACTAGACCAGCTCCGAGAGGCTACGGGCGAGGCTTTAGCCACGCACCAAGATCCCGAAAAATTGGCTGTCGATATGATGCGGATCACAGACGATTGGGAGCACAACTGGGAGCGCATAGCGCGAACCGAGATCCAAGCAGCATATAATGATGGTCGGGTTTTGGATGCGCTAGAGAATTATGGGGCCGAAACACAGATCGCTAGATTCCCAGAAAAAGGGGCGTGCGCTCAGTGCCAAGAGCTTTTGACACACAGCAATGGCGTCCCGATTGTTTGGCCTATTGAACAACTGATTGAAAACGGAACAAATGTGGGAAAACCGCGTTCAGCTTGGAAAGCCAGCATTTACCCGCTCCACCCTAATTGTCGTTGTGATACAGTGGTTGTGCCACCTGGATTAGTGGTGGACAGAGATGGCCGCATGAAGAGGCCGGAAGAGATGTATAATATTGATGAAAATTGAAACATTTTCGGTGGGGGCACCGATGGAAACTTTTCAAAAATCGAGGACCCCAAACGGCGGCGACTCCGAGGATATGGTTGGGAAGATAGGCGGCATTGTTAGCGCCCAAACGGTCGATCAACAAAAAGAAAC